CCAGGATGGCAAGGGCACGGCGGTAGTAGTGATTGTCGGTCTTCCCCGCTGCTTCCAGCACATCCTTGATGCGTTGCCAGTTTGCGCGGGTTTGTTGATCCACTACCGGCCTTGCCCTCTGAGGGGTTTGCGGCCGCGACGACGTGGGCGGCTGTGCTGGCCATACCCTTGGCGCGTGGATTTCGGTGGTCCGGGCTTGTGCTCGATGCGAGCGGTGCCGGTTTTAGAACGGACGGCCATTATGCCCAGGTGCCAATGGAAGTGTTAGCGCCTGAAGCGCTAAGTGGAATTATTTTGAAAAAGCTGCTTTGAATAGTGCTGTATGCGCCGCCAGGTGCGGCACTGAGCGTGTATTGCGGAATAAAAGTGCCACCAGCACTGATTGAAACCGTGCCTTTTACCAATGCCATAAAGTGCATACCGGCTGTGGATTGAGCAGCATTAACAACGCCACCAGCAGCGGTTTGAAACTCATAGATTGATGCTGTACCGCCTGTGGTCAAACCGCTTGGTGCAATGGCGGTGTTTACTTGGAAGGCGATGCCATTGAGTGTGGCAGTACCACCAAAACCAAGACTGATTGTGTGCGATGTGGTGCCGGTTGTCTTGCTGAGCGCAAACATGCTTTCAAACTCATAAACAAGACTGCCGCTTAACGTGACACCAACACCAAAAATGTTTTGAGCAGTGCTGACGTTGGCGCCTGCAAGCGTCACATCAAGCCTAAAGAATTGCATCGCCGGAACAAGGCCGGACTGAGCACCTGTGACCAGGCCAGTGGTACCCAGCACAAGGTTGTTGCTGCCTGAGCTGGGGTTCTTGAGGTTCGTTGCGGCGAGTGTGCTCATGGCTTATTCGTACATGATGTTGATCGACCCGGCGTCGAACGTGTCGGTGCCGTTGACCGTGGTGATGCGGACGCGATCTAGCGTGCCGGAAAGAGCTTTGTCGCCTGCGCCTAGTAGCAGCGCCGTCAGAGTATTGGAGAAAATTGATTGTTCGTTCCAAATGTTGGAACCAAATGCTTCAATAATCATTTTGCCTGTGCGCACATCTGTTGCGGCTAAGCTCTTATCGACTAAAAAGCCTGTTGAAAAAGTAGTTCCGACGGCATTATCTTCAACAAAGTCAACGCTGCCAGAATAACCTGTTGTTTCAATTCCACTGGTAGTGCCTAACTGAACAATTACGCTTGATGTGCCATTTGTGCTTACTCCGCGCAACATTACAGAAATTCGCTTCACCCAACTGGGAATGCCCGTGAAGTCAATTGACGTGCCGCTGGTGCTGTTCTGCGCGGTGCCCGAAACAATCTTGTCAGCAAATTCCAGGGACCCTGCGGTGCCACTGTTACGCACGATCTGATATGTGCTGCCATTACCCGTGGGCAACGTCAGTGAGTTGTTGCCAGCCGTTGCTGGTGCCGCAAGCTCGGTGTAACCGCTGGTGGATCCTGAAAGACGGACTGGCATGGTTAGTTGGCCTCCAAGGCTGCCTTGATGGCATCAGTGGTTTTGGCCTTGTCGATTGCTTTCTGCATCACAGCGTAGCGATCACGGATAGCTTGCCTAGATGCTTCTGCTGCCGCTGCATCAGCGCCAGGGATTTGCTTGGCGATCACAGCATCGTATGGTGCAAACTCAGCGTCACGTTGCCGGCGGCGCATGTCGTGACCGATGGCTTTTGCCTTGTCCATGTTGATGGTGATCATGATCCTGCCACCTCTGCGTTGGTGAAGTCGGCTTCCCAGGCACCGAAGAAGGTGTGATCTTCGGGGATGTCGGAATAGGGCACGATCAAGTAGGGGACGCCAGCTGGAACGTCCTTCTGGGCAACGTCCTCGATAGGCAACTCACCAGTTGGCATCACCAGTGCAATGTTGCCGTTGTCTCCGGGGTAGATGATTGCGTTTGTCATGATGGGTTAGCGGAAGATGGCAACGGAAAATGTAAAGTCATCAACGGTACTTGGACTTCCGTAACCTATTCGCAAAGCAGTTGTCGTCATGGTAGTTGGAGCAGATGTGCCGTTAGCTGCAAGTATTTTGGGTACCGAGCTGCCGTTGATCGAATCGCTGCCAGACATTGCAACGCAATAATTTGCATCCACCATCGCCGTCGTAAAGTTCACCGTATAGTCACCCGTCCCATTCTTCGTCACGCTGCTGACGTTAAACGAAGCGCGAATGGTGCTTGGGCTGGCGGTGGTGCCGTTGAAGTTCACCCACGCTTTACAAAGCTGCCCTTGTTCGGTGCTGCCGATCTTGGCGTAGGTGACGGCGTTATCAGCAAGGCTCGCAGTCGTGATGCTGCTCGATGGCAACCCACCTGCGTTCAAACCGCTGATCGTGCCTGAACCGGAAATTGAAATTGGCATGGCTTACACGACGCTCCAATAGCTACCGGATGGAATGGTGACCGTGATGCCTGAGGCCACTGTAACCGGACCAGCGGTTACTGCGTTCTTGCCACTTGTGATGCTATATGAAGTGCTGACGGTTTGATCGTTCTCAAAGAACACTTGATCCGAGCCGCCACCCTTTGCGCCACCGCCGATACCAGACCAGGCAGTGCCGTAACCCTCGAACTGGCCGGTATCGCTGTTGTACCGGATCATCCCAGAATTGGGTGATGCAGGCCGCTGCGCCGTCGTGCCCGCCGGAAGATCGAGATAGCCCGTGCTGCTGCTGTCGATGTTGCCCGAGTAGCTCAGGCCAGTCAGCGTCAACGTGCCGGCGCTGAAGTTACCCGATGCGTCACGCGCAACGACCGTGCTTGCGGTGTTGGCGTTGGTTGCGTTACTAGCAATGGTCGGGTTGCCTGAAACTCCATCAGGGTTGGTGACCGATAAGCCCGTGCCAGATACCGCAACGCTGCGGTTGGTTACGGTGCCAGCAGCGGTCAGCGCCACCATCCCGAAGGAGGCCAGGCTGCCGAATGCTGCAACCTGCGCATTGCTGATCAACTGCCATGTGATCGCAGTTGTGCCGAGCGTGCCGCCAAGCGTTGTGGTGCTCAGCCAGTAGGTGTTGTCGTTAGCAGTGCCCTGCGCGATCGGTACTGTTGCGCCGATGAGGTCGTTCCAAACATCGCCATCACTGGCACGGGTCAGCACCCACGCGATTGCACCAGAGCCAACGGTGGTGACGGTGTAAATACCGTTCTGTGCCGTGGTGGCCTGGTCTTTGACCAGTACGCGATCACCGCTGCTGAGTGAAACACCGTCGATAGAAATTGCAGCAAGCGTGCCCGAGTTGGTCAGCGTGCTGGTGGTGGCTGTAACCGTCAGCGCGGCGGTGGTGGCAACTCGGCAGGATTGCTTGGGTGCGAGCGCTTCAACCCAACGCTTCGTTGCAGGCTGTAAGTCGGCAATCGGATCAGCTGCAAGCGTCAGCGCACCAGTTAACGTGCCGCCAGTTTTCAGCAGCGCATCGTTGGCGATTTGCGCCACCGTGAATGCCGTAGTGGCAATCTGGGTGGTGTTGGTGCTGGTCGCAGCAGTCGGGGCAGCTGGCGTGCCGGTCAGCGTCGGGCTGGCTAGTGGCGCATAGGCTTGCGCTTTGACAAATGCCGTCGTGGCGATGTTGGTGCTGTTATCTGCTGTTGCAGGCGTTGTTGCCGTTGCTGTCGCCAGGGTTGTGGCACCTGTTACCCCAAGCGTGCCGCCAATCGAAGCGTTGCCCGTGGTGCTCAGGCCAGTGAGCGCATAGGTCGCCGCAAGCTCACCCCATGCACTGCCGGTCCATTTCTTCCAACGCCCAGCCGAAGAATCCCACCTGATCGTGCCCGTCGGCTGGTTGCTTGTGGTCGTGCCGTCAAACTGAAGCGCCAGATCCGTATCCCGAGTCTGAAGTTGACTCAGGAAGTTTGTATAAGTGCTTGTCAGCGTGGGCAGGGACCAGTCAGCCATCAGACTCCTCTTGCGCTCCAGCTAAAGGCGCCGCTAACCCGTGTGCCGGAGGTGTTGTAGAGCAGCACCTTAAACGAAGTCGGGTATGGGACATCAGTGAAATCATAGACCGCAATCACCGCTGTGCCAGTGCTGTTGGTTGGAGTTACCGAGATTGAATCCACGTCCACGAAGGCGATGTTGAAGTTCACCGTGGTGCCGCCGCTGTCAGTAGAAACCGCTGTGCCTGTACCGGAGTCATTGCGGAGCTTGGAATCCAACCGCACGTTCAATGCGGTCAACAGTTGCAGGTCATCACCACCAGCTGAGGCGAAGTCGTACCGCACCCGGAAATACCGGAACGAGGTGGCGAACACTTCGCTTAGGCCGGCGTAGCTGGTCCATGGATCTGTCGCCAGCTGCCGCACACTTACGGTCGGAGTAATTGTGGTGCTGCCGGCCACTGCCGAACTGGTCAACGTGGCCGTGATCTTGGTGCCAGCCAGTACTGTGCCGTAGTCGAAGGATTCTTCATAAGACGCCGTGGTGGTCGAAGGCATCAGGAAGTAGCTGTAGCCCGCGTTGATCTGATCTTGTGGTGTGCTCCAGCTCCGGCTGGTGAAATGGCTTTGCCAGGTCTCAGTCGTGTTCACATTGACGAGCTGGCCAGTTTCCGCCGTGATGATGTTGGTTTTGGTGCCGCTGAAGGTGCTGTCCTGGTTGTACTTCAGCACATAATCCGGCGGCTGGTTCACGAGCGCTGTGACGCTGCCGGGCGTGCCGTAGTTGCCTGCAGAATCCAGCCCCGCCAGCCAATAGGTGTATGACCCCGAAGCCGTCTCAAACACCGTGGTGAAGCCACCTTGCTTCGTGCCAATCACGGTGCCAGCAGCCCAGCTTGCGCCTTTGCGCAATTCGTAATTCAAGATGGGCAACGTTTGCGTTACGTCGTTCCAGCGCAGCAACACGTTGTTGTCGATGACTTGCTGGGTGATGGTCGGCGTTGTGGGCACCGTCACGGTCACGTTCAAGCTGACGGGTGTGCCTTCAGTGCCGTTAATATCCACGGCTGCAAGCCAGAACGTTGCAACGCCGCCCCAATCAGCTTTCAACGTGTAAGCAGTGGAATAGATCGTGGCCACTGTGGTGCCAGCAGCCCAGGAGGCGCCACGCTTCAGTAAGTAGTAATCGGTATCAAGCGTGCCCTTGACTGCGTTCCAGGTAAAGACGGTGTTCTGGCCAGCAAACGATGCACTAAGCGTTGGTGCGCCAGCAGCGTTGACGGTGATGATTGCTGAAGCCTGGGTGCCGTAGTTGCCGTTGGCATCCTTGGCCACCACCCAGAAGGTCTGCGCACCGCTCCACGTTGCTTTCAGCGTGTAACTGGTGCCGGTGATGTTGGCGAGCACCGTTGCGGTCGAGAATGTGCCGCCTTGACGGATTTCATAACCAGCAGTGGGCAGCGTGCCTGCAACAGCAGTCCATGTCAGCGTTGCAGTGCTGCCACCAACTGACGTGGTGATGGTCGGTGCAGCAGCGCCGCTGACGGCAACAACGCTGCTAGTTGGCGGATCCGTGAATTTGCCAACCTTGTCAACGGGCGCAACGTAGAAAGTGCGGCTACCAGTCCAGGTGATTGGCACCGTGAAGCTGGTGGTTTGGGATTTGGTCAGCTCGGTGGATGTGGCGTAGGTATTGCCGTAGGTGACGCGGTAATAATCAATCGCATAGGTCCTGACGGTTGGCACCGTCCACGACAACACCAGATCCGTGCCGTTGATGGTTTGCGTAATTGTTGTTGCTGCTGCGCCGCTGATCGTGACGGCAACGCTCGCCGCGTTGGCGCTGTAGACCTGTGAGGTGTCAATGGCCTTCACCAAATAGGTGTAGGTGCCGTCGTCGAGATAGCCCACCTTGTAGCTGGTGGACTTGGTTTGCGTGACGTAGGTGGCGGAGCCCCACGAAGTGCCGCGTCTGATTTCGTAGGTATCAAGATCAAGATCGGTTACATCCGCCCAGCTCAGAGTCACACCCAGTGTCGGATCGACTGTGTAGACCAGGCTGGTTACATCAGCCGGTGGAGCTGTTTTGCCTAAGACAGATTTAGATCCAGAAAGCGCGGTCGATGAAACCTGGCCGCCGGCGTTGAGACTATAAATGTTGAACTCAAACAATCCAGGCGTTGTATTTAAGATTTCGTAGTCTTGCTGTTGGCAGGTAAGCGTAGTCCAGTTGCCAGAATCTTTACGCCATTTGACAATGTATTGGCCAATCCCAGTAACGCCCTGCCAAGTTACAATGAGTTTTGAAAGCACTTGCGATTGATATTTATAAAGTGCTTCCGTTAGGTTTAAGTTGGTGGGAGCGTTAGGAACATTGTTCAAAGTGGATATATTGCGTGGCTGCAAAGTTACATTGTTTTCAATGTAGGCGTATTTGAAGCTGTTATAGGCAAGTGCGGTTATGGCGTATTTGCACTGATCTTGTTCTTGAACGCCCAGCACGCGCCAGGTTGTTGTTTGCAGATCATTGGTTTCACAGATCCAAACACTATTGGCATTAGGCGCGGAGCTGAAAGCTGTAGATACTGTTATTGCGTTTCCAGAGATGGCTGATATTGATTGAGTTTGAACAGAGCCATCATTCAAAATTACGGACAAGGTTGGCGCACCTGCCATGGTCAAGCCGGTGGCATTATCAACGGTGATTACTGTTGTGGTCGCCGCTGAGATCCGCCCGCCGCGCCTTGACCCTGCCCTTACGGGGTCGCTGATCTCAATGACCTGACCAGGGCGCACCACCACACCCGCATCAATCGAGGCTGTGAAAGTGACGGTCTCCGTCGCTTCATAGTTGGCGGTATAAAGCAACCATTTGCCAACGCGGTGGGCTTGACCGCGAGAAGTGCAAGCGAAGGCGGTTACATCGGTCTTGATGACGCCGTATTTGGCGATTGCCGCCGCGTTTTCCACGACCTCGTAAGCCGTGTTTCTGAGGTCGAGATCCATGTACTGGACCACGGCCACGTTCGGCCTCGTTTTCAGGCTGGAGCCGCTGTAGCTGAAACCTTCCTCGCTGACGTTGGCCAGCGTGAACAGGTAGGCAGGATCTACAGGCTTATCTTGTGCAACCGTGAGTGAGCCCGTGCTCCAGTACGGCATGGCGCGGAACACCGAGCACATGTCGTTGATGAGCTTGTAGGCGTCTTCTTCGTTTTGAAGATTGACGTTGCAAGAAAAGCGCGGCTCAGTGCCCCCAAAACCATCAAGTACAAGCGTGGAGCAGTATTGGCTGGCGGAATAGAACGCCCATTTGTCGAGCTGGGTGGTGTCAATGTGATTGCCAAACCCGTAGCGAGTTGAGGTGAGCAAGTCCCATAGGCACCAGGCGGGATCACTACACCATTGCGCCGCGCCAAACGTGCCGTTCCATGTGCCTGAATAGATCAGCCGGCCAGTTGTGTTATCGACTGTGGCGTTGCTTGGAATCTTGACCTTGATGCCACGAATTCGATACGAGCGGCTGGGAATGCTGCTGAATTGTTCTGCATCAATCCGAACACCAATCAACGCTGAGTTGGGATAAGCCAACTTGGCGTAGGTGACCTCGGTATAGCTGCTCCAGCTAAAAGCATTGGCAAGTTTGGCGCTACCGCTATCAGCCGTGACACGGGTGACTTTAATGTCTACCGGAAACGCACCGCTGAAGTTGACCAGATATTGTTTTTGATATTGCTGCGAAGTGCGCCCACTGATGGTGTCATCAATGACCGTGGTGTAACCGCCACCGTTGTATTGCACGGCAATGAGTAGCTGGATGCTGGTGCCATTGATGTCACCGTTGTCTTGAAATTGCTGAAGAGAAGGGACCGTGATGGTGACCCGTGCAGCGTTAACGGCTGTGTTGGTGATGCTGCGCACCACAGGCGTGGCTTGCTGAACGGTTACGCCAACAGCGACTTCATTGCCAACATCATCAAAGCCAGAAATGTAGCTTTGGGATTGCGTGCCGGTGCGAGTGTAAACGTTGACGTTTTGAAAATTGTACGACCCATCTGCATTTTGCAGTGGCGTGTTGTCAACGTAAATAGATTTTAGGCCATCCTTGAGGCCATAAATCTCGCCTTCACTGACCAGATCAACCAGGTTGGCGTAGGAGGTGGAAAACAGGCTGTTACCTGCTTCAACTGGCGTATGTTGGTCGCCACCACCACCACCGCCCTTGCCACCGCCACCGCCACCGCCGGCACCGATAATCCGTTTCATGCCGCCACCTGCGCAATGTCGATGCCGGCGCTGATTACAACCGAGCCCACGATGGTTTCGCCGTAAACAACGGGTACGGGCGTGCCTTGACGTGACGTGTTCTGGATCGAGCTGAAGCTGTAGGACTTGCGGGGGTCGTTATTGGAATCTGTGCCAGTAGCCATTTTTGGCGTGGGCGTTAAAAGCTGGGCAATTCCGCCAAGGACCAAACTGGCGCCAATGCCAAACAACGCAGAACTACCAAACGCACCTGCGACTCCTACGCCAGCAAAGGCGCCAGCGCCAAAGCTGACAAACGCAAGTGCAATTAACGCCACGCCGGCCAGGATTTGACCCACTTTGCCAGCACCGGCCACCACGGGCACGATCTTGATCACTTGCTGGCCGGCAGGATCGTGGATTTCTTCGAGAGCGAGGTCGCGCTCACCAAGACTTACCCGGTAATGCTGATCCGCCATGTGCTTTTCAACGGCCGGGAAATTGGCCACCAGAAACCGCACAGCCTCAGCCGCCGATGCCACCTCAGCGCGGAACACGCGGCGCTTGAGAAACTTGGCCAATGCTCCGTAGATCCTGATCTCGCGCATCAGATCACCTAGCCTTTCGCCATGGTAAGTCGGCCGACCCAGCCGGTGCACTTCATCAGCCAGCCGCCATAAAGATCCCGACTACTAAGCCGATTGGGTCCGAGATGATGCAGCAGCATCTGGTCACCGAGGTAGACGCCAACGTGATTCAACCCTGTGCCTGAAACGCACATCAGCACCGCGTCGCCTGGCTGAATATCCTCCTCCGCCACTTGCTCAAAGCCAGCATCACGCCAGCAACCTTCAAACATGGGTTTGGCTTCAAACTCGGCGTAGGTAAGCGGCCGTTCCCAATCGGGCAGCACGATGCCTTGCTCGCCGTAGTAATCACGCACCAGCGACCAGCAGTCCTGCACGCCCCACACCCATTCGCGGCCAATCAAAGGCGCCTTGTAGCCCTCGGGTTTGCATTCGCCCCATGCTTTGGTTTTGGGGTTGACGATGTACCAGGGCAGGCCGGACTTCTCGCACGCCACACGATCTGCCTGCGATGGTTCCGGTGGTGTGGTCGGATGGCTGTGGACGATGGCCACGATCTCGCCAGCATCCTCGGCCTTGGCAAAGTCTTCAGGATCGAGCGTGAAGAAGTCGCCCGGCTCAGAGCTGAGGTTGCGGCATGGCCAGTAGCGTTCGCGGCCTTTGACCACCACCACCAGCCCGCAAGCCTCGCGGGGATCTTCAGCCTTGGCGTGCTCCAGCGCAGCAGCGCGTGTGGTGTCGTTCATGTGAAGTAGGTGCCGACGCCTGGATAGCTGCCAAAGGGGAGCTGCGCCGTGGAACTAAACCGTGCCTTGCAACTACTCAGACGCTTGCCGCACACGTCATTGGCAGCCGTGGTGGCCACGTCATTCTCAGTGAAATAGTTGGTGCCGGTGTAGGAGCATTCCGCCGAGCGATAAACCCATTGGCAAATGTTGGAAATGCACTGACGTTTTGGACTGCGTACGCCAATGAGGTCGAATGCTGCTGCCAGCTCAAACTCCACCACGTCGCGGGTTTCAACGCTCTTGCGGTCGATGTAGTACACCTCGCGCGGGAACTCAGCGGTCGAGTCCGGCGTGCCATAGGGGTTGGTGCCACCGCTGAAGTTCACCGCGTCCAGATACCTGGCCATCGTGCGGATGCGCGTGACCTTGGCGCCCTCCAGTGGCGTGGCCAGGATGATGGCGGTGATGGTGCCGAGGATATTGCTGACGCGAATCTTGGGACGTGGAAGCTGGCCATTGCCGCTGTACTCAAAGCCCTCGGCCTCAATCGGGAACGCTTGGTAGGTGTTGCCCGCCCACACAACGTTGCCGTTGGTGCCGGTTGCGTTTGTCCCGGCGTGGAAGCGGTAGATCGTGTTGCTGCCCTGGATCGTCGTGTTGAGCTGCAACTCGAACAGCTCGATGATGGCGCTGGGGGCAACCGCTTGAAGAGCTGAAACAGGTACGGTCACGGCTCAAACACCTGGCGGAACGTGGCCTGAATCGTGTTGAAGTTGTACGCCCGCATGGTCACCTGCCATTCTTCGCAGACATACTTGCCGGTGCTGCCACGCGGCGGGGTCCAATCAAATGATGTGACGCCCGCGTTGGTTTCAAAAAACGCCAAGATGGCATCACGCTCGGTGTCCGTGCGCTCCGAGAACGTCAACGTCCATTCTTTCGGATCTGTATTCAGCCCGAACCGCACGCGCTGTTCATAGCCATCACCAGCCTGAAACTTATGCGCCCGAGGCTTGCTGCTTTCGGTGGCTTCAAAACTTGGTGTGTAGGTAAAGGTCGCCATCGTTATGCCGCCAGGAGGCCACCAGGCCGTTTCTGTTTAATCATCTCAGCTTGCACCGCTGCTGCAACCACCCTGGCCAACTGGTTGCCCTTGCCAGAGTCGCCCTGCACGCTGCTGCCCTTGGCATCCACGTTCACCGTGACGTTAGTGCTGCCACCGCCGCCTGCAACGCCGAGCCTGCCATCAGCGCCACGCCTGAGGGGAATGATGGCCTCGGGACCGGCTTCGCCCATCAGCCCCACGCCCTTGGCAAAGGGGAAGATGGTGGGGCGATCGACAATGCCACCCATCGCGTAAGGCACGATGCCGTTAGCAGCGAACACGTTGCCGTTGGCGCTGAGCTTGAATGCGCTGCCGCCGCCATAGCCAAGCAATCCCCCGCCACCACCGCCAAACCCACCAAACAAACTGCCAATGCCTTGAAGCAATGGTTTCATGATTGCCTGTTGAATTGCAATGCGGATCAGCTGTTTGATGATCTCGTTTGCGAAATCTTTGAAGCTGGCCTTGCCGGTGGTGACAAACTCCACCAGCTTGTCTTCCAAGCCTTGGAATACGTTTTTGGTGACGTTGGCGATGCTGTCCGCCAGGGAGCCGATGCCATCGAGATAACCGCGAATGCCTTTTGCAAAGCCAAAGCCGGCATTGTTGGCCAACGCATCCATTTCCTTGAATTGCTGCATGAGCGCATCAAGTTGTTCTTGTAGCCGCTTTGCCTCATCCGCATTACCGCGCCCGTTGGCTTCTTGAATGCGGCGCTTGTAATCGTCAATTTCACGCTGGCGCTGCTCCTGCTCGCTGCCTTGCGTAGCGCCAATGATCGCATATTTCGTGCGGTTGCGAATGTCCCCGATGGCTTTTGCTTGCTCTTGTGCTTGCTGTTTAAGCGCTTGAGTGGTTGCTTGGGTTTCAAGTTTTTGGTCTTGCTGAAGCTTAAGGCGTGCTTCGGCTTTTTTAACAATTGAATCGGTGTAAGCAATTTGCTCTTTGAGCGCACGGCTTTGCGGATCCATTTCCTTGCGCGCATCTGCCAGTTTTTTTTGCAGCTCGGTTTCGATCTTCAGCTCTTCAAGTTTTTCCTGTTTGTCCAGTACCTTCAAATGCGTTGCAGAAGTTGCAGTAATCAACCCGCGAGCCCTGAGGTCGTTTTCTTGCAGCAGCAGATCGTTAATTTCTTTTTGACGTTCTAAATATGTAAATTGTTCTTGAGATGCAATTAGATCTAGCCTTAGCTTTTCGCGTTCGGCGGCAAGCCTTGCGGCTTTATCGGCTGCATCTTTGGCGCCGGTATCTAGCGCGGAAAGATTTGGAGTAAAAACATCGGGCGAAAGGTTTGGGTTCTTGCCGTCATTTTTGCCTTTGCCCTTGTTAACTGGTCCCTTCCCTAAAGCTTCAAATGCCACCACTGTGGGATAAACCCCAGGGACCATTTGCAACGCATTTCCCAAGGCTTTGCCAGTGCCGCTGATCATTCCCCGAATTGGTGCGGGTATGCTATTCCACCAGCCGAAAAGAATCGTTCCGAGTTTTTGAAATGCTTGTTGCCCATATTGCACCATTTGTGCAAAACCATCAGCGAAGCCTTGGGGAATGGAAGCGGCAACATTTTTCATTTGATCGCTAAACCAGTCGCCAGCGTCTGCGGCAGTTTTGAAAGCCGATTGCGCACTCTCCGCGATTGACTTCATCGCGGATTGAAAATCGTTGGAGACAATGTTTGCAACATTGTCTACCCAGTTTTTGAAATCACTGTTGTTTTTGTAAAGCGCAGCACTCAACGCCGCTATTGCCGCGACACCAGCAAGCGCCCAGCCCCATCCAGGGATGGCGTAAATGGCTTCCGATACCGCTTCAATACCACCACTGAGCAAAGGCATCACGCCACCTGCCAGAGCAGCCTGGTAGCGCAAAATCTCAAGCCCGTTGGCAGCGATGGCAAACGCTGCTCCAGCGCCACGGATCAACCCAGTGATCGGTCCCCATGAGATAGCCAAAATGGCGCCGGCCACGGCGGTTGCTTTAACTGGTCCTGGCAATTTGTTGAACGCATCAACGGCGCCGCTGACCGCATCGGTAATCTTTTCCAGCGCCGGTAACAGCGCGATCAGCAGATCAGCGCCGAGAGCACCGACCTTGCCGCTGAGCATCGCCAGTTTATCGCTGTACTCATCCGCCCTTTGCGCGAAGGCGGTGGTCATCTTGACCGATAGCTTGTCGATCGCATCGCCGCCCATATTGAGCATGGGAATCAGATCAGGTCCAAACTTCTTGCCAAACAGGTCCATTGCTAGACCAGTTTTCGTGGAGCTGTCTTTCATCTTGCTGAACCTGTCAGCAAGTTCGAGCATTACACGATCGGATGATTTGATCTGCCCACTGGCATCTTTGATTTTGATGCCCATTGCGGCGAAGCTCGCTGCCGCCTTGTCATTGCCGGTGGCAGCGTCCAGCATGTTTTTGCTGAGCTTGTTAAGCCCTTTGGCAACCGTGTCCAAATCCGTGCCGCTGACGGCCGCGGCCTTTTTGAATCGCGCTAACGCCTCAACGCTGACGCCCGTGCGCTGAGACATATCGTTCAGCGCGTCACCCGCTTCCAATGCGTTCTTGGCCAGCCCCACAAGCCCCGCCACGGAGGCGAGCGGAGCCAAGGCGCCCAGCGCACCAGATAGGCCAGCAGATGCGCCAGCAAGGCCACGCATGGCGCCGGTGACGCCCTTGGCCGTGCCTTCCACGGCGGCCAAGCCACGGTTGAGCGAAACGATATTGTTGACGCCTTCAACGTTGGCTTTGATATTCAGCGCAGCGTTCATATTCATCGCCATGGCCTAGCCCTCCCGCTTGGCGATCACAGCAAGCACCGCGCCTTCCATCACCTGCAAATCCTCCAGGAGCGAACGCTGGTCTTCCACTTCGTACAGTTTAAGCAGCCACGCCACGGCGCCATAGTCCAGGCCAGTGAGGCCATTCATGCCCACGCGCCATTGCGTCTGCGCACGCATGAACATTTCAACGGCTGGCCAGTTTTCTTCCCACACCTCGAAGTCATCCGACTCCTCGTGGTCGGCTGGCAGCACAACGCCCAGCACTGCTGCATCTTCAGGTGTTTCATCCTTGACCCCGCCGCCTGCCCAGTGCTCGGCGGCCTCTATTAGTTTTTTCTCTTGGCTCCCTTGAGGGAATCAAAAAACGCTTCAACCACAGCAGCCGTGACGGCCGGCACGTCTAGAACCTGCTGCTTGGCCTTTTCGGAAAATGGCACTTCGCCACCTTCACCATCTTCAACGCCAGACCAACCGACCAGGATTTCATCAGCGATTTCCTGGTCGGTGATCATGCCGTCGGTGTCCTCATCGCGCTGGATCGCGCGGAGGCGCTTCATCACGGACTCTTGGATCTCAATGATCCGGCTTTGCTTGGGGCGTTTGAATTCAGCGTCAAACGTTTGCTTGGCAAAGCGGCCACCATCAACGGGAATGTCAAAGGTGACAGGCCAGTTGTAGGTGTCGGATTGCTTGAGAACAAAGGCCATGCAGTGCTCCTATTAGGTGTAGGCCAGGCTGAACTCGTCGTTGCCCGCCGAGCTGGGAACAGCGACATAGGGGATGCTAAGCATCGCAATGCCGTCTGAATCCTGATAGGTCGGGTTGAGAATGTCAGTCTGTGACGCTGTAAACGTTACCTTGTTTCCAGCAGTTGTGCCGTGAAGGAACGTCAAAGCACCATAGGAAGTGCCAATGGCGGCTGAGAAAAAGTCCTTAGCAGCGATCGTCGGCGCTTCGATCATCACTGTTCCAGCAGGCTTGCGGTCAGTGATCAGGGTTCCAGCGGTGCCGCCCACCAGCTCGCGATACACAATGCTGTTGGCCATGTTGAACTCCACAGACTGGAGCACACCGCTGTAGGAGAACAACGAGAACGCGCTGGTGTTGCCGTTACGGAAAACAAGTGGCGTAGCCTGCTGGCTGTAAGTGATAGCAGGCTGAGCGGTGTCAGTCGGAGCGTTGTAAGCGCCGGTCAGGTTGAACTTGAGAACCGGGATCTGACCCACGGCCACGCTCATTGACATGTCACCACGGCAACCAGTCAACTTGTGCAGCACACCATCAATGTTGAAGTAGATGGTTGCGGAACTGAAGCTGCTGCTCACGGGGGCATAGGTCACCGAGGTCGAAGCCACGATGGTCTCAGACATGCCGCAGGCTTTGAGGATGGCGCCGTAACGGGGAGCGGTGCCAGCGGTGCCAGAACCAGCCAGTTCCACCTCAAAGGAAATCGCCACGGATGTCTTGGCGATCAACTGGTCGTAGTTGCCGAGATAGGGGCGGATCAGGTCACGGCTGACCAGATCACCAGACAGCGGAGTGATGTCCAGATTGCGGACCAGCACCGCGTCAGTACCGGCCGGCGTTGAATCGGTGCCGTAAGTGGTTTCAGTTTTCGCCAGGATTAGGCGCTTGCGGGATAGCAGAGCCATCGCTCAATTCCTCGGGTTCAGGGTTTAGAGGTTTGGCCGGCTCTGTCCGCTCAATGAGCTTCCTCTTGCCGGTTTTGGGGTCCAGGAGGTAGGTGCCCCCTTGACCCCAGTATTCGTCTTCCATCGTAGCCATTAGGTGCTCACCAGATTTGTGAGGGAAGTTCGATAGATCACACGATAATCGCACTGGATTTCACCAGCAGGACCATCGGCCTCGGTCATGTTAAACGTTACGCCAATGGGAAGAATGTCGATTGCATAGCCGCCAAAGGTGTAATCAGCCATGAGCTTGCTGTGCAGGCTTGCAATAATGCTGTCCGCCTGTTGATCGGGAATGGCACCGCGCACGATCACCGAGACGCGCACGGTCATGTTCCAAGTCAGCGTGGCCAGGTTGGTTTCGATGTTCGCCGTGTCATTCAGCGGTTCAACCACGATGGCCGGGCTTTCCTCGCGCGCGATCGGCTCGACCCGGCTGCGGTAGATCCGCGTGCCAACCCCAGTGGTGCCGGTAAGTGCCGTCTTGATGCCGGCCAGGATTGTTTCGCGGCGAGTCGTCATGGTTTTTGCAATCCGATTTCAACCAAGGCGCCATCATCAAGCTTGCGCACTTCGCGCACTTGGTACGTTGTGCCGTTCACGGTGATGCTGTCGCCGTAAAGCAACCCGCCGAAATCTGCCGTGCGAGCTGTCAGCGTGTAATCGGTGCTGAGCACCATGTCGCCGGCCAGCACTTGCGCAGGCATATCCAAAATGCCCAATGCTGTAACGGCGCCAGCCGTGCAACTGACGCCAAAGTCCTGAAAGAAGATTGTCAGATCTTCATTCAGCGCCATTGGCGGCCTCCGCCTTGGCTTTCTTTGCCGCAGGCTTAGGTGCAGGCAACTCAGCAGTTGCCTTGCCGATGGCGATCAAATACTTCGCTTCCTGATCAGGAAGCTCCATCACCTGGCCGGCTTCCACATCTTGGAAGGCGGCAACGGTGTTGAACAGGAAAAGGACTTTCATCATCAGAAAAAAAGGGGGCGGTTGCCCGCCCCCGGCTCCTTATCAGGCGGTCAGGGCGTCCTTCATGGCGGCGAAGGAAACAGCGTTCCGAACCGCAATGTCGATGTCCTGGAGAGCCACCACGCGGACGGTGCCGCTGGTGCTGGAGGTGTAAGGATCAACCATCAGGCTGATCGAACCCCACATGCCGATCATCAGGTCGGCAAAGTTGCCGAAGATGATGGCCGAGCACACACCAGAGGAAGAACCTTTGGTGAGGTTGTAAGGCACCTGATTGGTCACAGCCACGCTGTAGCCGTTCAGGGTGTTGTCAGCGCCGTAGATGGGGATTTCACCGTAGGTGCTGTTGGTGAAGGTGCCTTTCAGCTTGCCGCGAACTTTGGGGTTGGTCAGGTAGCTCAGGCTGCCAATGTCAGCGTTGGCCACAGCGACTTGGGATTCCAGGTCGATGATGTTGGCGTAGCTGGGAGCTGCACCGTTGGTGCCGCCGGCCACGGAGCCGATGCCCGAGGTTTGCAAGATGCCGGTGGGCTGGTTGGAAGAACCGGAGCCATTGATGGCAGCGCGGTCGATTTCCAGACCCAGCACGGTGGCAAGGTCATCACGCACGAAGCTTTCCACGTCGATGGACGATTGGAGCAGCAGCTTGCGGCTGATGTCGGTGTAAGCACCCACGGTTTTGGGGCTCATCGACACCTGGTCGAACGCCTGTTGGCTTTCGGTAGGTGCACCGGATTCAGCAACCCAGTAGGCGGTAGCGGCGGAAGTGGCGCGGGGGATGGCCACGTTGCCTTGCAGGCCGGTCATCACGCGGGTGCCGAGACCCATGACCACAGCGCGGTTGCGAAGCAGGCTGATGAAATCGCCAGCAAGCAGATCGGTCGCCACGGTGTTACCACCAGCGGTGGCGGTGCCAACCGTCAGGTCACGCTTCAGCACATCCATCGGCACGGTGATGCCGCGGTTGTCTTTGCCGTAATGAGCAGCAGCAGCTTCGCTCACCTCGAACTCGAAAGCAGCAGCCCGCTGGGCAGCGCGATCGGTGGGGTTAGCAAGAGCGTTGATGGCGCGAACGAAGGAAAACTCACGGACTTCCTTTTCGTTCAGGCCGAGGTCAGAAACCTCACGCACAGGCTGTTGCTTGGCGCCCATGCGCTCCAGCACAGCAGCGCGGGCTTCGTCGATGCCTTTACCGCCGCGAACGAGTTCGCCAGCAAGATCAGACATGCCGTGCTTGTTGCACAGGGCAGTAATGCCGGAGATGCGGCTGCGCTCGGCCTCAGCCGCTTCAGCCCGCACCACTGACAGGTCAGGGGTGGATTCCATTTGAACCTCGGGTTCTGGTTGGGGGGTTATTGCGGCGGTGGCCGCGGGTTCAGCGTCGAGAGCGCGGCCGATGCCAACTGAATTGTCAGCCGGCACGCTCACGATTGAAGCTTCGTAAGGTGTCCAGTTGGTCACTACGAAGTTACCGCTGCGCTCCTCCATGTTATCCACAGAGTATGCAAACGAGACGTTGCGCAGTACGCCATCACGCACGTCAGCCAAGATTTCCTGGGCAAACGCATTACGACTGAACCGCACGGTTGTGTAACCGCGCTTTTGTTGCTCATCAATCCAGGCACGCTCGACCACGCCGATCACCTTGTTGGTGTCGTGATTCCAAAGGAGTGGAGCGGCGTCGTTCATGCGGCTGAGATCAGCAGCGCCACGTTCGTGGCTCAGCACCTCATTCCCGAAATACCGCTGCACCGGATATTCGGAACTAAATGGGAAGGTATAGGTGAGGCTGTCCTCGCCTTCAGCAGCACGAACAAACGTCACCGCTTCATTGCGGCGCAAGGTTTTGGCTTTAGCTGCACGCTCTGGAAGTTCGCCGGGTGGTTCAGTCATGTCAGGAGGGAGCAAGGTCTCAGGAATTATCCAGAGCTTACAAAGCCCCGCCGGATCAATATCACCCTGGACCAATTCGCACGCGCGGCCGCCTTCAAAGAACACGCAGTTGGAGCACTGCATACCCTGAGCGGCGAAGACGTTTTCATCCGGTCCCATGTAATGGGCGCCGTCGTCGCCAATGGTTTGGTCAAACTGACCCAACTCATCAACGACTTCCTCAAGCGCCTGGTGCATCAACGTTTGACGGGCACCCAGCTCATCGTTGAGTTCCCGTTGGTTCACTCCGGTTGGGTTCATGCCAGGAACCTCAGTTTGTAAAGGGTCGAGTCGATCAAATCCTGAATCTCATCAATGAGGTTCTGGATTTCACTGTCATCAGCCACGTTAGCCCGGCTGCTCATGACGTAATCGCTAAGCGCACTTACAAAGTCGATCGCGGCTGTAACGGGCACCTGATAGCCACTTGGGTAATCGAGCACCAAGCCGTACTTGCCCTGGTATGCCTCAACAACGGAATCGACCAGGCCAGGCAGCTCGCTGTAGAACGCATCCAACGCCATGTGCTGAGCAAAGCTGCGCGTTTGGAAATGCAGGATGTGCCCGCTGGTGGCAGCGTGCATCAGCGTGATAAAAAACTCGGCCGCGGCCGGATTGGTGGAACGGTCGGGGGGAATCATGGCGCAGAACCAGCTTGGGGTTGATCCGGCTGAGGCGCCGGTATTTGAGGCTGCTGATAGGTGGTGTCGAAATAGAGCTGCAACTGCTCGGCCATATCCAGTTCACGCCGGCGCTGCGTGAACACGTCCTCGATGTCACCACCGTTCTCAGCGATCACCTCAGCCTTGGTGATGTAGCCGGCAAGTTCCGCGGCCTTGTATGCGTCCACCTCTTTTTGCGGATCCACCCATGCCCAGCCGCGAGGCATCCACCGCACGTTGCGGTAGCGGTCAGGGTCCAGGTCATACAACGGCAAATCCAACGCTCCGCTCAGCACGGCCATGTCGAGCCACGCTTCAAACACGCGCTGGTGGAAGCTCTCGATCATCCACGCCTGAAGCTGGCGGTAGGTGTCGCGCTCCTCGAGCAAACTCAGCCGGCTGCTGCTGTAGTTGGTCGAACTGAAATCGTGGCTCACCGATTCATACGAAACACCGAGCCCCGCCGAGACCGCACGCAGCATGGCGCGCAGGAACGGCTCGAACTGGCCATCAGGAGCATTGAGCGTCGGCACGCTGACCGACTCGCCAGGCGCCAGGTACTTAAAGACCCCAGGTTCAAAGTTTGAGACGCGCTCGCCGTCGAGCACTTCATCGCCTTGCAGTTCGCCCTCGGGTGATGTGATGAAACCCATCAGCGCCGACGATGCCCGCGCGCGGATCACCTCGGCTTCTTCATACCCACTGAGGTGATGCAGCCGCTTGATAGCCGACGCAAACCAGCTCACGCCCCTTGTCTGGCCAGGACGTTCGGTCAGGAACAAATGGATCACCTCATCCGCCGGCACCCGCGTGCGGGGCAGATAGTTATCCGGCGTTGAATTGCTGAAGGTGTAATCACCCGGATGGCGCGGCAGAAAGTAATACGCGACCGGCCGGTGCCACTTATCCAGCTCGACGCCCATCCGCACTTCGTTGCCGTTGGTGGCAACCTTGCCGTTGTACCTGTCATCAAGCAGGTCAGCCTCAAGCACCTCCAACGCCATCGGCACCGGGGAATCTCCGAATGGCTGCTTCACCATTCGCACCAGCACCTCACCGCTTTCAGCCACGCTGCGCACCAGCAGCCGCTCAATATCCGCAAAGCCGAGCTTGCCAGCGGTATGGCAATACTTAGCGCGGCTCCATTTCGTCCAAAGCTGCTCTATTTGGTCGTTAATCGCTGTATTCAGTCGGTTGCCGCGCTGTTGTTTGACCTGCGCCTGAAACGGAATCCCCTGGCCAACCACGTTGCTGGCGATTGCACGCAACGCCTGCCTTGCATAATCCGAGTCACGGCAGAGCTGTCGCGCCCTATTCCGAAGCGCATACAGGCTCGACCTGATCTCAGCATCCACGCTGCTGGCGCTTGTCACCCAGTCAGCCGTCAGCCGGCTGGTGCGGGCACCTTCAAACATCCGCCGCCGCGGTGCTGGAACCGGCGTTTCGTTGCGGCTAAAAAGCTCGCGGATCGCAGATCGAACGCCCATTAGAACCGAACAAAGAGGTTGTGAGGATTGCCAAGACCTTGGGCAACCGAGGCCGCGGCCTGTTCACGCTTCACCTCAGCAATCAGCCTAGAACGCAGCACCTGTAACTCAGCCAGGTCATATTTCTTCAAACGCCGCCCAGCGATCATGTATTCCTGGACCACACCGCCGGACACAATCGCGCGGATCGCGGCGTCCACCGCATCAAGATCTTGGTGTGCTTGGCTGCGGCCATCAAATGCGCCAGGGTTGCCCGTGTAGCTAAGCGCAGCGCCGACATCAATCAGGCCAGCACCCAGAGTGATCTTGTCGCTGCCTTTGGTGGCAATGGCTTGCCAATACCAATGCCCCGGATCAAACGCTGCTGTAGTTGTTGCGCTCAGCGTGGTTTCCCACCCAGAACCATAAACCGCGCCAACGGCCGTCGCGCCATGGTTGGCTTTGTCCGTGCGCAGGTAATAGGTCAGCGTCCACGCGCTGCTATCGACCACGTTGCCAAGGTTGTCCTTGGTCGCAACGTCCCGCCACTTCACGGTGTCGCCAGCAGTGATCTGTGCAGGGATGTTCACGGCCTACCAGTTGCTAGCGAACGAAGCGCCTTGTGCTGATCTTAGCTGCGCCTTGCGCTCCTTATCCACTGGCTTATCCAGCCTTCTTTCCAACTGATCCCAGATGGTTCTGCGGTCGTAACGCTGATACATCAGATTTAACGCCGCATAGGCGTACACCAAACAGTCGAGCGCTTCGTTGCGTGCGCTTGGTTTCTTCACCCACTCACGCACCGGGAACCCGCCGCGGCTGTACCTGAGCACCTGTTTCTCTGCCGTTAGCTGCTCGAAATACTCCGTGGTCGTCTTCATGTGGAAGTGCAGGAAGCCGGCGCCGGTTTCGTTGTGCTTCAACCGTCCAAACAGCGTGGTCTTGATCGTGTCGCCACCAACCGGATACACCAGCGCACCACGCTTCAGCGTCTTGCCCCGGTAGTTCACGTCCACTTTTGCCGCCTTGCCGATCGGTGGCTTGTCCCGTTGGCTTTGGCCTTTAATCGCCACCGCACCTTGCCGGCCGCGCTCGCGCGCGTACTGGTAAACCTCAGCGGTGAAATGTCCGCCAGAGTCGATCGCCACCACATCCGGCCGCAACTTCACACCCAGCGCGTGCGGCCACTCACGCAGCACCACCTCATCCAACTGCTTCCATAACTCCGGCCGGCTTGGGTCACCGTAGATCTCCTGGTGATCCACAAGCCAGCCCTCTTCCTCGCGCCCCCAGCACCACACGCTCACAGCCAAGCGGTTGTCCTGCACGTCCACACCAACCGTGAGCGCCAGCGCACCCTCGGGCAGCATCGCCGGTTCATAGTGTTCGCACCGCTCCTGCAAGCCGGTCGCGCTCACCTTGCTGGCGTAATCCTCTTCCCAGGTCTCGGCCAACCGGGTGTTCACAAACGACTTCAGCATCGGCGCATCGGCCTTTGCCCGCAAAAAATCGTCCACCATGTCCGACCAGCTCAACCAGCCCAGCGGGCTGTAGAGCCCCGACAACTGGAACCCAGCCGTCTTGCCATCGCTTGGTGCCGTCGCGCGCCACTGGCCTTTGCGAAGCATCACCGGCTTGTGGATCTCCGCAAACCGCTCGCCGCATTTCTCACACTCATATTTCGCCGTGCTCGGGTCGTTGTTTTCCCATTTCAATTGCGCCCACTTCAGCCATTGCATCGCTTCACAGTGCGGGCATGGCACGAAGTACCGCCGCTGATCGCTGCGCTCATACTCCGCTTCGATCCGGCTGAAGTCCTTCACCGTTGGCGTGCTGGTCAGCAGGATCTTGCGCCGCGCAAATGTCGTCGCCCGCTTCTCCGCCAAGCTCACCGGGTCGCCCTCGCCGTCCACGTCCAGTGGGAAGGCGTCCACCTCATCGCAGAAAATGTATCGGCACGGCGTCGAGCGCAGACCCGTCGCTGAGTTCGCCCCAGTCAGCAACATCATCCCGCCGGGGAACTCTTTCGAAAACATCGTGTTTCCACTGTCTCGGCTGCGACTCGGTGCGATCCGTTCGCTCAGGCATGGCGTCTCGGTGATCATCGACTCAAGCCGCTGCTTACTCAGCCGCTTGGCCATCTCCACCGTTGGCTGCACCGCAAGCATCGGACCAGGCGCGTGCGCGATCACATAGCCCAACCAATTACTGCCGGCTTCGGTCTTGCCCGTCTGCGCCGCGAACATCAGCACCACACGTTGGATCGGGCTGTTGCTGCTCAACGCATCCATCGGCTCACGCAGATACGGCGTCCTATGCGTGCGCCATGGTCCAGGCTCAGCGCTCGCTTTGCTGCTGAGCATCCGGTAGCGATCAGCCCATTCGCTAACCGTCAGATCAGGCTCAGGCCGCAAGCCTTCTAGAAATGCCTTCCGGTAAACCTCAGCCATCGCTCAACTGCACCAAAGCATTGCGGTGCTCATCGCTCAGCAATTTGTGGATCACCTGCGGATCGGTCTCACCCGCTAGCTGGTGGCTCAACCTATCAGCCAAATTGGCCAGCGCCTCGCGCACACTGCGCCCAAGGTTGAACGCTTCTTTCTTCACTTCATCAGCAGGCACCAGTTCCTTGCGCTGCGTCGCCACTTGCAGCTTGGCCAGCTCCGCCTGGTAATGCTCACGCCGTGCCCGGCTTTCATTCAGCTCTGGAATTGCATCATCCGGCAACGCATTGATCGCCGCACGTAACGCCTGCGGCGTCCTGGGTCGCGGCTCAACCGGATCAGGCTCGCTCACCTTCGCGTTATGCGTCCGTTTGGTGTTCTTGCTCCACAGCTCCAACGCTAGGTCGCGGTCAAGCCATCGCTTGCCATCCTTTTCCACCACAGCAGCTTTGATCCGCGACTTGGTGGCCGCAGTCACGGTTCCCTTTGCGCAACCTTTGAGCGCAGCGAACTCGCTAAACGTGACCAGCAAAATTTTGCGCAGCCCTAAAGTTCAAACAAATCATATTGAACTATTGAACTATCAAACAGGTGGGGATGCTATGGCCGTTTTTCTCATTCCGCGTCCCGTTTGAGACCTTTTGGCGCTGACGCTAGAAAAAAAGCGCGCGCGCGAAAAACCCACGTTTGATTTGGCCAAGAGGGACCCGCGCGACTCAGCGGGCGGTGGCAAGGGCTTTCTCCAGGCTGCTGCGTAGGTAGCCAGCGAAGACGGCTTGCGCCTTGTCTGTGCCGAGCTGCGCGATGGGGAAGCGGGGGCGATAGGCCGAACGCTTGTCGGTTGCAAAGAAGTAGGGGAAGAGCTGCGAGCGCGAGCGACGGTAGATACCAGGCGGCAGGTTGGGGTTGTTGCGTGGTTGCCCGATGAAGAAGCCACCACGAGCGTTGCCTTGAAGGCCAGCTTGGATGCGCTTGATGGTGGCAAGGCTGACGTTGCCCGAGGCGTCGAGCTTGACCAGGCGCGTGGGTATGAGCTCAGCACCAGAGGGAATGCGAGCGGTCGCGGCTACCTGCGCGAGGAATTTCCTTTCAAATCCTTTCTGCCTACGAATGCCTCCTTCAATTCCATATTGCAAATAGCGAGCACGGTCATAGCCCTTGTCTGCGTTGGCGTAGATGGTGACCTGAAGATCCTGCTTGGTGCTTTTGTTGACGAGAAAGGCGGTCTGCGTGAAGCGGTTGGGGCGATCGAAGAAGCGGGTGGTGCCGGTGTTGAGTGTTTGGCGGACATCAAACGCGGTCTGGTTCAGAGCGACCGAGGTGGCGAAGGGAAGCTGCTTGGCCAGCGTGGTGCTCCACAGCAGGGCAGCGGGCAGCTCTGACTTGATGTCGAGGGTGATGGAAGCCATGCGCCAAGGGTAAGGCGGGAGCGGTGTCGAGGAAATCGAAAAGGGGTGAGATCGGACCTTCCTACCTCCTACCTACCTACAGCGCCCCTAACACTTACCCCTTTTCTCCCTATCTCCCCTTTTATAAAAGGATTTATATATAAGGTAGGAAGGTAGGTAATAAGGGAAGACGGCAGGCAGGCATTGGGTTTTTCGCCTTCCTACCTACTCGGCTGAGGTGGGAAGGAAGACCCATTTGGCCACGCCGGCCACCCATTTCTTGGAGCGCTGGTATCCCAGATCACGCAGGATGCTGCCCACCTGCATTTGGTCCGAGCGGGTTTGACGCTCGACGGGTTTGCTGATGGCCTCGCTGAGGAGCACGTCTGTGGTGATGGTGCGACCGTGGTTGCGAGGTTCTGCCAGCCAGGTGCGGATAGGTCCAAGCCATGGGGATTCGACGAGGTAGGACTCGTTTTCGCGGTCCACGGCCGCGGCTAATTCCTGGCTGAGGTGGTTGGGTTCATGAGCGCGGTAGGCGGCGACGGCTGCGGACCAGATGGCGTCACGTTCAAGCAGGAGGCCATCGACCTGGATCATCTGGCCGTTGGTGTCTACGGGGATGACCCAGAACCGACGGTTGCCGGTGTCATCGACCAGGAAGCCGGTGTCTTTGTTGGTGGAGCCGACGATGATGCAGCGCCGTGGGAAGGCTTCGGTGGTGCGGCCGTAGGGCACGCGGAAGGTGTCGGTCTGCTGCGAGAGGAAGGCTTTGACGTTGCCGGCATGACGGCGGCCGGTGATGTGATCGAGTTCTGCCCACTCCATGATCCAGGAGCGATGCAGGACCAGGAGATCGTCCTTGCTAGATACATCACGCAGGGCATCGGAGAACCAGAGGCCACCGAGGTTGCGCCAGAAAGTGGATTTCCCGCAGCCTTGTGGACCCATGAGCACGCAAGCGGTGTCGTGCTTGGTGCCGGGTTCGTAAACGCGACGAACAGCAGCGACCAGCGTCGCCTTGATCATGGCGTCGTAGAGGGTGTGGCCGTTATCACGTGGCCGTAGGTAGGCGGATGCGAGGCAATCAATAGGAACAGGTGGAACGTTTTCCGCTACGTGGTCCAGGTATTCGCGGACGGGATCGTATGGGTTCTCAAGGGCGACGGTAAATAGAGCGTCGGCGGTGAGTTCCTTGGATACCTTGACGCCCATCTGGGCGAACTGGAGGTAGTACAGCTCGATTTTGTCGAGGGGTTTTTGGTCAAGCTCGATGGCCTGAAGGAAGACGTTCCAGCGAAGGCGGTTGCCTAGTTGCTGGCGCATAAGCGCCAGGAGTTCATTGGATTCAAGCTTCAGGAGCTTGCCTGAAGTGGCGGCGGTGCTAGTTTTGCTCTGGATTGCTTCAGGTGAGCCCTGGTCGTTGGCGCGATCAGGGTTTTTTATTGCCGATGCACCACCGGATAGGTGAAACAGGGTGCCAAGGCCAACGCCGTTGCCGGTGAACGTGGACCACTTGGCTTCACACATGCCAGGCTCGAATTTGCCTGAGCACGCGGACCAATCAATCCAATCGGTCAGGAGGGCATCGTCCCCGACGCTGTGGAGCGCCATGCCGACCTTGAGCCATTCGTCGTAGTCATCGGCTGCGGATGCCGGGATGCGAGCGAGGTAATCGCGTGCGCGCTGGGCATCAGATGCTGGATCAGGGATGCGCAGCAGCGGTGCTGGCTCGGGCTTGCGGTGCATCTGCTGCAAGATCAGCGATGGCGCCTCGGCCATAGGTAGATCTGAAGGAGACCGCCCACGGAGCCACTTGTATGAACCAGTGATGGGATGCGCGCCAAGCACGACCGATTGGCAGCCGGTCCAGCGCAATTCGAGCTGCTCGCCCGGTGTGGAAGATTTGAGCTTGGTGGTTTTGATTTGGTCCCAGAAGGGGCGGGGGACTTGATAGATGATCTGAAGGCGACCATCACGGCCGGAGGTAACTGCCCAGGACTTGGGAAGTTCAGAGCGGCGGATGCCGATGGATTCGAGCACCTCGGATGCACCGAGGCCATCGTGATCCACGAAAAGCAGGCCGCCGGATGATGGACCGGCTAGGACACCGACCGCGACCGCACGACCGGCGGTGATTTCAGTGGTGAGCTGATCCTTGGTGAGTGGGTTCTTTTGCCACTCGGGCTGGTAGGGGCGCTTGTCGTTTCCGACCGCAACAAAGCCCCAGTGGTCGGGCAGCTCAGCGAGCTGCGCAATGAGTGAACGCATCAGCAGTTCTCCAGGATCTGCTGCGCTTCAGCGATGATCGCGGCGGCTTCGGGTGTGGTCATGCCGCGGTAGCGGACGTGGAAATCGGTGTAGGCGGAAATGTGCTCAGCAAAATGGCGAGCTGATTCGATGCTTGGCCGTTTGGCTGGTCCAAGGCAGCGGCGATAAAAAGCGATGAGGGGATCGTGCTGCGGCATGGCGCTGCGTTTCTGCTCCGTGGTGCGGTCAGACAGTGGCGGATCCGCCGCAGGCTGGTGGCTCTGATGTTGTAATTCGTAACGCATCGGCAACAGAGCGAGCGATGCCAGCTATGCCACCGGCCTTGCGGACGGCTTCAAGGAAGTTGTGCTGAGCAGGCGTGATGCGGCCTGTGGCGGTTTTAATTTCGATCGCGGTGAAGACGGCGAGCTGCTGGCCGACGTGCTCGGGTTCAACCGTGATGGTGCGCCAGCCGATCAGATCGGAACCACCGGGTGAGGCGACACCGAATTGCACATAGCGACCGGTGCGCGGGTCGGGAAGCTTGCCGCTGTTATTGCGAAAAACTCGCAAATGCGGATGCATACCAAGCGCTAGGCGGATTCGTTGCTGAAGATCTGTTTCAGCATTAGCCATGACGCGCCCCGCGGGCGCTGTGAATGCGATACGCCCAGCCGGGAGCGTAGCCCCGCTGTTTAGCTACGGCCAGCAACTGATCCAGTGAGCGGGCTTGGGATTGCTCACGACGTGCACGTAGATAATCCGCGCGCGCTTGCTGGCGTTGTAGTTCACGCAACTGGCCATCGCGTTGTTCGATCTCGCGTGGACTGGGTTGAGATTCAGCGCCGCAGCAGGGGCAGATCGGTGCCGGTTTGAAAGCTGCATAACAAACCGAGCACTGACGCACAGCAGGGTGTGAGGCGTCGGAACGCCCCCGCCGCGGCTTATCGGATAGTGAATGGTCGCGTGGATCGTCGGGGAATCCGTGCCTGGAAACATTGCCGACATGATCCAAGATGATGGCGGCCGCCTTCCCTGGCGCAGGACGAAGCACGCGACCAACTTGCTGGAGATAGAGCGCTTGTGATTGTGTCGGGCGAAGAAGGATTGCAACACCAGCACCAGGGCAATCGAAGCCTTCGGATACAACGTCCACAGTGACCAGCACCTTGATGGTGCCGGAAGCAAGGCCGGCGACAAGTTGATCGCGGATGTCGGGCGCTGTGGTGCCGAGCAATGTGGCGGCGGGTATGCCTGCGGCGTTGAAATTGGCAGCGACGTGCTCAGCGTGTGCGGTGGTGCACGTGAAACAAATGGCTGGCAAGCCACCACCGAGCTTTTGATAGTGGCTGATGGCATCGCCCGTGATGCTGGGCTTGTCGAGGCGTTCGGCTGCTTGCTCGGGTTTGTAGTCACCAGCGCGTGTGCGCAAGCCCGAGAGATCGGCCTGGACTGGTGGCGCAAAAATGCGCGCGGGCGTGAGATAGCCATCGGCCACCAGCTCGGCAACGGATGGACCGATGACAAGGTGGTCAAAGGTGCCACCAAGGCCGCGGCCATCGAGGCGTGTTGGTGTGGCGGTCACACCAAGCCGGAAAGCTTCAGGCCAGTGGTTGAGAACGCGCTCCCATGAACCAGCGCAGGCGTGGTGCGCTTCGTCAATGATGATGAGATCAGGCTGCCAGGTTTGTACGGCCAAATGCCGTACAAGTGTTTGCACGCTGGCGACCTGGACGTTGGAAAGCGTGCTGCGATTGCCGGCGGCGATGATGCCGTGCTCGACGGCGGCGGCTGTGAGCTTGCTCGATGCTTGGCGCACCAGCTCGCGGCGATGCACGAGGATTAAGACGCGGCGGCCACGTTCGGCGGCGCTTCGTGTGATCTCAGCAAAGACGACGGTTTTGCCTGCACCGGTCGGCAGGACCAGCAATGGTGCGCGAACGCCTTGGCGGTAAGCCTGGCGAAGGTCCGCGACCGCTTGGGCTTGATAAGTACGAAGCATGTATTGACGGCTCCCCGAAGCACAGGCATACACGGAGAGCGCGGGCGATTGTATAGCAAAATCAATGAGTTGGCGGGAACCTTAAAGAGATGCGACGAGGCGGAACGAAGATGCGGGAGGTTGCGGTAAGGTGCTGCGGAACCAGAAATCCACTGCCTATGGACAATGCCGAATACCACGCGCACCCGGCTGTCTCGAAGTCTCACCTGGACATGGTGGCTCGCAGCCCGCTGCATTACTGGGCGCGCTACGTGGACCCCAAACGGGTTGAAACCAAGCCGACTGCTGCAATGGCACTTGGTTCAGCACTCCACACTCATGTGTTGGAGCTGGACAAATGGGATGAGCAATATCTGATTGCTCCTAAAGATGCCCCTAAAAAGCCGACTTCACTTCAACGCAACGCCGCCAAACCCTCGGCTTCTACTTTGGAATCCATTCAGTTTTGGGATGCTTTTGACAAAGAGGCGTCTAACAAAACCATTTTGGATGCAGAAGATGCCGATTTGGTGATGCGGATGGGCGAAGCGGTCTACGGCCACCCGGCTGCTGCTGCGCTGCTCGCTTTACCAGGCATGGCAGAAACCACTTGGATGTGGCGTGATGACAGCAGCGGCCTTCAGTGCAAGTGCCGGCCTGATTGGCTGACTAACGATGGCAGTTTGGTGATCGACTTGAAGACCACCGAGGATGCAAGCCCTAAAGGATTTCAGGCATCGGTGGCCAACTTCCGTTATCACGTACAGGCCGCCTGGTATCTGCACGGGATGGAACAGGCGACCAAGAAATGCCCTGAGCAGTTCGTGTTCATTGCCGTTGAAAAGAAGCCACCATTTGCCGTGGCGGTTTATGCGGCTGATGCGGAGATGATCCGCGAAGGCTGGCGCACTGCTGAACGTGACCTTGAGGTGCTGGCCACCTGCAAGGAAATGGACCGCTGGCCTGGCTACAGCGATGCGGTTGAACCGATCAGTTTGCCGCCATGGATGCGGCCGCGCCCTGATGGCGTAATGCCCGCAGGAGCACCACCTGAAATCGAGATGTACTGATGGACTTCACTTATAAAACAAAGGAGGTGCAAGAAGCACTGACCGTTGACTATCGAATTTTGCGCGAGCTTCGCCTTAATGGAGTGCTTCGCCCTGGTAAACATTTTTGCTATCGCGGCCTAGGCGTCAAAAATCCACGAATGCTTTGGAACATTGAAGCTACGCAGGCTGCGCTAACTGAATGGAGTACCCGTCAATTGATTACATCACCGGAAACCATCCAATGAGTAACAACAACAGCACAGCACTTACAACCACCAGCTCCGGCTCGGTCTTTTCCGGCATCCAGGCTTTTGAAGATGCGCAACGCATTGCCAAAGCATTGGCCAGCTCCACGTTGATCCCGCCTCAGTTCCAGGGGCAGAACGGATTTGCCAACTGCCTAGTGGCGCTTGAGATCGCCAACCGGATGCGGATGAGCCCGTTCCAGGTGATGCAGAACTTGCATATCATCCACGGGCGCCCGAGCTGGAGCAGTCAGTTCATCATTGCGATGATCAACGGCTGCGGACGTTTTAGCCCACTGCGTTACGAGGTGAGCGGGCAAGGCGAAAGCTTGGCCTGCTACTGCGTTGCCACCGAAATTGCCACTAACAAAGATTTGAAGGGACCGACCGTCACCTTGGCAATGGCCAAGAAGGAAGGGTGGGCGACGAAGACCGGCAGCAAATGGATCACCATGCCGGACTTGATGATCCGTTATCGTGCTGCGGCTTTTTGGGGCAGGTTATTTGTCCCTGAGCTTTTGGTAGGCATCCAAGCAGAGGAGGAAGTGATCGACATCCAGCCAGTCGCCGTTAGTGAAAAGCCTCCAGCGGCAACGCTTGAGAAACTCAACGAAAAGATCAAAGAAACTGCTGAAACAAGGGAGGCAGCTTTTGTGGACGAAAGCGACGAACTCTTCTGATGCACAATACCTTACGCCTAAAGAGTTGGCTGAGCGATGGCGGAACATCGTCACGCTCAGCACGCTCGACAACTGGCGCTCTAGTCAGAACCGCGGACCTCGATTTGTGAAGATCGGTGGGCGGGTTTTGTACCCGCTTGCCGAGGTCGAGGCTTACGAAACCCGCAATCTTCGCGGCATCCCCAACCATCCACCTACCCAACGACCATGAGTTTCAAAGCAAACGGCGCATTGTTCAAGAACACACCAGAAAAGCTCCAGCAACGTCTGGGTGATCGGTATAACCCCAGTGCTAACTATCCGCTGTTTGATGGCACGTTCAGCATCAAGGAAGAGGATCGTATGGCGTTTGCGTCCTACGTGATGAACGCAGGCACAAATGATCGGGGTG